GAGTCATTTTCTGACCCCATTGCTGTCGGTCTTGATGCTAGTAGATTTGATCAACATGTCTCATCTGAGGCTCTCCGTTGGGAGCACGATATTTATTTGAAATGCTTTAAACTATCCAAACATAAGTCTAGGCTAGCACGACTCTTAAAACACCAATTGTTCAATAAGTGTTTTGGGTCTGCTGCTGATGGTGATATCCGATACCAGATTAATGGCACACGCATGAGTGGTGATATGAATACTTCCATGGGCAATTGTTTACTCATGTGTTCGATGATATATTCATATCTTGCCTCCATTGGTGTTAACGCTAAACTTGCCAACAATGGAGACGATTGTGTGCTGTTTCTGGAGCGTCGGGATTTGTCGAGATTGGACGGTCTGTATGACTGGTTCTTAACTGTTGGATTCAATATGGCCATTGAACCCAGTGTCGATGAATTTGAGAAGATAGAATTCTGCCAGACCCAGCCTGTCTTTGATGGGACTAGCTGGATTATGTGTCGTAAACCCATTGCACTTGCAAAAGATTCTGTTATGCTTAAGCCCTACGCACGTAAATACTACGAGGGCTGGTTGCATGCTGTTGGTGTTGGTGGGTTGCGATTAGCTGGTGGGCTTCCTATTTTCCAAGATTACTATCAGTTGTTTGTTAGGTCTGGCAAACAAGCCAAATATGACTACAGCAGCTTCATATCATGGAATATGCAAGAAGCTGTTGGCGAGTTGAAACGAGGCTACGTAGAAAAGATATCTCCAGAATGTCGTGCCTCTTTTTATAGTGCTTTTGGTATAACTCCTGATGAGCAGGAGTGTTTGGAGAAACACTACAAGTTTGGAAAGCTTGATAGTGCCATTGGTGATTACTGTCACCGGGGCATTATGGGGTCGGTGTATTAACTTCTAAAACCAATTTGATGGGCTAATATAAATGCCAAGAGACTGCTCTGAAGCGCCCGCGTTACACCGATGAACAGTCCAGTTATCATGCTGGATCCCATACAATGACATGTTGGCTTTGCCTATTCT